TGTATTAGAAGGTAAAAGAAAACATGTTAAGTATTGAATATCTGGATCAAACAGAAGATGTATATGATATTGAGGTGGAAAAGAACTCAAACTTCTTTGCTAATGGTATTCTAGTACATAACTGTGAGATCACCCTTCCCACAACACCACTAAAGGATATTAATGATGAACAAGGTGAAATATCGTTGTGTACGTTAAGTGCGATTAATTGGGGAAAGATTAGAAAGCCAGCTGACTTCGAAAAGCCATGCACCATTGCTGTACGCGCTTTGGATGCCCTACTGGATTATCAGGACTATCCTGTTAGAGCCGCTGAGATTGGTACTCGCAACCGTCGTCCTCTTGGCATCGGCATCATTAATTTTGCTTATTGGTTGGCTCGTAATGATAGCAATTACTCTAATCCAAATCTCGATCTTGTGCACGAATATGCTGAAGCATGGAGTTACTATCTTATCAAAGCCTCGGTCGACCTGGCAGAAGAAGTAAATCCATGTCCTAAGCATGCTGATACGCTTTACTCAAGTGGTATCTTGCCTATTGATACGTACAAGAAGGAAGTTGACGAGATAGTTCAACCAAACTATAAGATGGATTGGGATAGCCTTGCTCTTCGCGCAGCTACAGTTGGTATTCGTAACTCGACTTTGATGGCTCTAATGCCGGCAGAGACATCGGCACAAATTTCAAATTCAACGAATGGTATTGAGCCTCCTCGTGCGTTGGTATCAATCAAGCAGAGTAAAGACGGTGTTCTAAAGCAGGTTGTTCCTGATATCAAGAAACTAAAGAATAAGTATGAACTACTGTGGGACCAGAAGTCACCAGAAGGTTATCTGAAGATCATGGCAGTTCTACAGAAGTTTGTTGATCAAGCTATCTCCGTGAACACCTCCTACAATCCAGCGCACTATCCAGATGGTAAGATTCCTTTGTCTGAAATGATCGGGCACTTGTTGATGCATTACAAACTCGGAGGCAAAACCCTATATTATTTTAATACCAATGATCAGTCTGGTGAGATTGAAGATTCACTATCACCAGGTAAAGTTGATGATGAACAATGTGATAGTTGCACTATTTAAGGAGTTTTTATTATGCGTTACTGGATCGATATTGACTTTGTTTTAAAAGATGAAACTCATGTTTGGCGACAAACTTTTCCTGCAAATCAAGTAGAATGGATAGACGAAAGCGATGTCAGTATTCAATAAAAATCGATTTGACGCAACACAACAGACTTGCTTCTTTGGTGAGAATGTAAACATCGCTAGATATGACAAACAACGCTATCCAATCTTCGAAAAACTAACTGATAAACAACTTGGTTTCTTTTGGCGACCAGAAGAAGTTGATCTGTCTCGTGATGGCAAAGACTTCAAGGCACTAAATGACCATGAAAAACACATTTTTACCTCGAACCTTAAGCGTCAGATTCTACTTGATTCTGTACAAGGTCGGGCTCCTTCGCTTGCTTTCCTCCCTGTGTGTTCGCTACCAGAGTTGGAGACCTGGATCCAAACTTGGGCGTTTAGTGAGACGATTCATAGTAGATCGTACACTCACATCATTCGCAATGTATACAGTGATCCAAGTAGAGTATTCGATGAGATGCTCAACATCCCAGAAATCTTAGACTGTGCTGGTGATATCAGCAAGTATTATGATGATTTGATTACTCTAAACAATACACTTGGTTGTCCAGAATCAGAATATGGTTATACGCCAAAGTATCGATATGATCACAAGAAAGCATTATGGCTATGTCTCAATGCTGTCAATGCATTAGAAGGAGTTAGATTCTATGTCTCATTCGCATGCTCTTGGGCATTTGCTGAAGTCAAGAAAATGGAGGGCAATGCTAAGATCATTAAACTCATTGCCCGCGACGAGAACGTTCACCTTGCCTCAACTCAAAACCTCCTCAAGATTCTACCGAAAGAGGATGAAGACTTTGCGAGAATACGGGAAGAGACACGGGCTGATTCCATTGATATCTTTCAGCGAGTTATCGATCAAGAGAAGAAGTGGGCACACTATCTCTTTCATCAGGGATCTATGATTGGTCTTAATGAACAACTACTTTGTGATTATGTTGATCATATTGCTGCAAAGCGTATGGGAACGATTGGTCTAAATGGTAAAGCTGGTCTTAATCCTCTACCATGGACTGCTAAATGGATTAGTGGTTCTGATGTACAAGTAGCGCCGCAACAAACGCAGATTACCAGTTACGTTTCTGGCGGAGTTAATAAAGACGTAACTGAAGAAACGTTCAAAAGTTTTACCCTATAATGTATTTTATTCCTAATATTGAAGAATGTCTACCTTTTGCTCGGGCTCTAGGCGCGAAAACACTTAGAGAAATTGTAATATCTCCTAGAGAAAATGATAAGCCGTTTAATTGTCATAATAACTGTGAGATAAATCCCATATTAGGATATTATATAGTAAAAGATGGGCATAATATTTTACATGCATTCAAGCATTCCGTGCTTGATGTCGGGGATAAACTTGTAGACATAACACCAACTCTTGACCATCGTACATATAATGTGTTTTGTTATGGCACCGAACACCGAGAAGAACACATTACGTATGTGAATAATACAGTCTTTATAAATAGAATAAAGGAGACTGATATGTGTTACTACGTTTATGGTTTGATCGATCCAAGAAACAATCAAGTGTTTTATATCGGTAAAGGAAAAGACGATAGAGCATTGTCACACTTTACAGAACATGAACTTGCTCGATCAGGAAACAATAGAAAAACAGCAAAAATAAGAAAACTAAAGACACTGGGATATTATCCTGTTATAGAGTTTTATGCCCAAAATATTGAAGACGAAAATCTTGCCTACGATATCGAGTCATCACTCATAAAAAAATATGGCAGAATAGGATATGAGGAATATGGCACACTTACAAATATCTGTGAGGACAATAGACCTCCTAACCACAAAGGAAAGACATATCTAGACATATACGGGGCCCGCGCAGAAGAACAAAGAAAAAAACGACACGATTTGCAGTTGTCTGTCGGGGGTTGGTTCAAAGGACATACGCACACAAAGGAAACTCGCACAAAAATTAGCAAAAAAAGTTCTGGTGAGAACAATCCTAGATTTGGTGTTATCGTAAAGGGAACTGAAACTGCAAATAAAATAGGCGATGCGAATAGGGGCAAGAAACACTACAAGCGTCCGGACGTAAAATTGCTATACGTAGATGGATTAGATTTATTCATTTATAGCAACGATCTTAGAGACTATTGCAGAGAAAATGGATACTCTTATGCCACCTTTAGTAAACAACTTTCTGATTCGTGGCCAAGAAGTAAACGGGGAAAAAATATGGGACTGTTGATAAGGTATGCTACCACCGATGAAATCACCAGTTATGTTTCTGGTGGCGTGAAAAAAGATATCACGGACACGACATTTTCTAACTTTACCCTATGACAACTTATATAAGTATACGTGAAGCAACCGAGGTTGACTATCCTAGAATGATAGAGATAGAGAAAGCCTCATTTGAAACAGACACGATTACGATTGATGAACTTGAAGACTACCAATCATTTGGTTGTAATGTCAATGTTCTTCAGATCAATGATGATATAGCAGGCTTCTATATAAGTTATGTCTATGATGACGATCAAGATCAATCTGAATATCTAGAAACTTTAGAGATTGACCCACAATACCGCGGGCAAGGATACTCTAAACTGCTTTTACAACACTATATCGATAATAAGACTATACCATGGTCCCCTCTCACTTTACACTGTAGAGTAGAGAACGATGTGGCTCTGTCTTTATATAATGCATACGGCTTTACTATTACTGAAATGGTCCTTGGCTTTTACGATGACGGAGGTAATGCATACAAACTCGTAAGGAGCTAATACAAAGAAATGAAAACCAAGATACACCCTATCTTTGGTAATGTTTCGCAATACGATTTACAAGTTTACGAATTAGAACTAGACCTGGAAAACTCGCGTGAAGTGGACGCCCTCGAACAAGGTTGGTTGATCAACGACAATAAGTGGTATAACTCACGTTCTGTCCGTATCGACTGCAATCTATTCGATAAGAAAACTAAACCACTAAAGGGTTATAAAGTAACCCACGTTGAATCGATTGAGGATATGTCAGACGTTGGTACCGTATTCGGTATGTTTACAGCCAGACGTAACCTCGATGACATTTATACAATAGAAATCGATCTAGATCGTGCAACATGGATTCTTGTGTATAACAATGCAGGAGACTTGGTTGCATTTTCTAAGATGACAACTTATGACGGTGGGCTTGAAACACAGTTTACCGCATGGGACTACTCAGAACCAAAAGCTTCTATCTCACGCCACTTAGTGGCATATGAAGTAGAGTTAGCCAAGAAGATGGGATATTCTCATCTTTACATTGGTTCTGGTTATGGAAATATTGGTATCTACAAGTCACAGTTCAAAGGCTTTGAATGGTGGGATGGAGAACAGTGGTCAACCGACATTGATAAATATGTCGAAGTTTGCTACAGAGACGACTCCATCAAAACCCTTCAAGACTTATCTGGATTGATTAATGGCCCTACCTAAAGTTCATAGTTTTCGTGTCCATACGATGCTTCACGATCCTGCCTTTCAGAAAGAGATTGGTAGGACCGTGAAGATCATCGACAAGTATGATGTTCCTTATGTCGCTGGTTATTCCAAAGACGGTAAAGACATCTACATTGATAGACACTTAAACGTAAACTTTAATGGTACAAATATTACAAAATACCTCCTTGTTCACGAAAGAGTGGAGAAGGCCTTGATAGATGTGTTTGGGCTTCGATACCAAGAAGCCCATCACATTGCGTTAGCAGTAGAGCATGACGCGGTTGTTGGTGATGGTATCAATTGGAGAGATTATTCCAAGTTTGTTGATAAATACGTCAAGAAACTTGATCATGAAAACCTCAAGTTATCACCACCAAATCTAGACCTCACGCCCTACGAAGACGAAAAGGACTTCTCCAAGTTCGTGAAAAAACGGAGTAAACAAAATGATTGATTGGATCGAATGTTCTATATGTGAAACAGAATACAAGTTGATTAGTAAAGAACCAGGCATACAAGTTGAGTTTTGTCCATTTTGTGGCGTTGATGCTGATAGCCAGTTCACACCAGAAGAAGTAGACGACGAAGATGAAGAGTTCGACAGTTAAATGGATTATGAAAATCCATGGATCTATGATGGGGAACCCTTTACTGATGCACAGGCTGATGGTCATTTTGCATTTGTTTACTTGATCACAAATAAAGTTTCTGGTCGAAAATATCTGGGCAAAAAACTCTTCACAATGGCTGGATATAAGACTATAAAGGGTAAGAAGAAGAAGATTCGCAAGCCTAGCGATTGGAAGACCTATTATGGTTCTTCTCCAAGTCTGAAAGCAGATGTTGAAGATTTAGGCAAAGAAAACTTTTCTCGCGAGATACTAAAAGTTGTTGACAATAGATCATCCGCCAGTTATTATGAAGCGAAAGAGATGTTTGCTGTGGATGCGATTCTTTCAGATGAATATTATAATGATTGGTGTACTATAAAGATTTCATCGATGCATGTGAAAGCAATCTATAAATGAGATAGGTTCTGTCAGTTGTACCTTAAACGACTGTCAAATGTTATAACATTGTTTTATTTTAATGGAGAATACTGAATGAAGAATCTTATGTTTGCCCTCGCGGCTCTTACCGCTGTTGCTGCTGCTCCTGCAATGGCAGATAGCTTTACTGGTCCTCGTGTAACGGGTGTTGTTGGTTATCAGAACGTCACCGATCTTCCTGCAAATCGTAGCTTCACCTATGGTGTCGAAGCTGGCTACGATCACAAGCTTGTAGGTCCTGTTACCGTAGGTGTCGAAGCTGGTCTAGACAACGTGTTTGATCGCACCGATGTTAACGTTGGTGGTCGTCTTGGCTATGAAGTAACTCCACATACTCTAGTGTATGCCGGTCTAGGTTATGACAACCTCCGTGATCTAGAAGCACACAATCTCCAGGGTCTTCGCGCTACCGCAGGGCTTGACGTTAATGTGATTGGTCATGTCTCGGTTGGTGCACAGTACACCCACACCGATCTTGGCGCTGTCAAGAACAATGGTGCGGCTGGTACGGTCACTCTCCGCTTCTGATAAATAGAAGACCACACCCCAGTGAGAATGCCCTCCGGGGGCATTTTTTGTGGTTGACATTTTTATCGAATCAGCTATGATGAAAAAGTAGTCAGAGAGAGAAAGTGATTCGTTTCATGAAAATGTTTGTTGCTCGTAATCACAATGGGACTTTCATTGCTAAAGGTGTTGACCTTGGAAATCTGATGGAAGAAGTCATGCTCTATGAAGAAGTGACTGGCAATCGGTGCACCGTCGGCCGAGAAGAGTTTGAAGTTGAACCCAAGCGCAACATTATCGCTGAGGAGATTTAATATGGCTGACAAGTACGGTCGCGGATATACTTTCACCCACGATTGGGCTGGTGGTATTGTTCTTGCTGAAACGGAAACGGGCTGGACCATCTATTTTCAGCCTGGCGATGACGCTGCAAAGATTGATGATTATTTCGATCTTCTCGTTGGTGAATGCGGATACGATGGACAGTCTGCATTACGAATCATCTGGGAAGAATATAAAGGAATGGCTGCTTAATATGACAATGCATCTCCTAGGTCCTGCTTATACCACAAACTCAACTAAGAAGCGTAAGCCGCAACTAAACACGGCGAAGTATGCTCAAGATTGGGTGGACTATAATAAGCAGATGAAGCGGCTTGGTTTTAAAACCAAGACGTTCCAAGAGTATGTTGCATATCGACAAGGCAATGCCGCATACAAAACAAAGACCGTTAAGACTGGTATGGAAGCTTCCACATACGTTCGCAATGCGCCCAAGTATGAGACTGGTGATGGCATCGGTGTGACGTTTGCCAAAGCGCCTAACACATATACGGGCGACAAGCTGCTCGGCATCGCCACGATGCATAAGAGCAATCTGGTACCTGTCTTCAGTCAGGAAGACGCGGAAGATATTTCTAAAATGAGGCGATGACCGCTTGACATTTATCGCGAATCTGTTATGATGAAAATATAGACAATGAGAAGGAATGATTCGTTATGACTGATATCCAAAGCAAGATCAAGGCTCGCATTCGCGCTCTCTCGGCTAAGACCGTCAAGAATGGTTGCTCGGAAGAAGAAGCACTTACCGCAATCAACATGGTGGGTAAGTTGCTCTCGCAATATAATCTGTCCATGAACGAGGTCGAACTTCGTGATGAAGTTTGTGACACTTTGAAGATTGATATTGGCAGCAAGGTCCGCAACGGCGTCTATTACGCTCTCTCGGATATCGCTGGCTTTACCGATTGTAAGGTGTGGACCAATCGTGGTGCCACTCTGAAGTATTGCTTCTTTGGTCAAGAAAGCGATCTACTGATGGTGAAGTATCTTTATGATATTATCCTGTCGGCTATGGCAACTGAACTGGCAAAGTTCAAGAAGACTCCTGAATATAAGGGAGCATATAGCAAGAAGGGTGCTACCAGTTCGTTTACCACTGGTATGGCAATGCGTATTGGTCGTCGTCTGAACGAAATGAAGGCTCAGATGAACGGCGAAGAAAAAGCTGCACGAGGCGGCAGCAATGCTTTGATTGTTCTGAAGAATCAGGTTGTCAATCAGGCATATCGTGAACTTGGCTTGCGTCTTAAGAAGAACTATGGTGGTACCACCATTCGTGATGGTGCAGCATATCGCAGCGGTCAGTCTGCTGGTGATCGTGTCAATCTTTCTCGCCCGATCAATGGTCCTGGCGGCAATGTTTTGCGCATTGCTGCTTGACATTTAAATCGAATCA